GTTGCCTCGGGAACGCGAAAAGTTGAAATCTCTCTTATGAGAGACTTCTTACCTTGCTTCTCAGAATGCATGGTAAGTTCCTTCTTTGGGTAATTAGCCCATTAGATGACCCCTAGCCCCGAATTACCAGGGCGACTCGAAATCAGAAAATGCCGGCGGAAGAGGCGAATCTGTCGAAACAACAGGATCACCATCAGACGCCTGCAAATTCTGTGACAAGACCGAGAGCAGATACGACCTGAGACGATTTCGCTCAGCAGCCGTACTACGCTCGGGGAGGACCATCTCCAACTGGCCAAGACATTCGTACGCCTTCGAGGGCGCCGGCTGAATACCGGTACTCGTAGAAGGCGCCGTAACATCGGCCGTGGGAAGGACAACTTTTGTCACAATGCGACAGACCCGGCTACCTGCAGTAGGTTGCCGGACTGACACAGTGAGACTGGGATACAGAAGCGGAATTCCACCACTTCTGTCGGCCCACTTCGCGACCCCCGGTTGGGCAAACCCGACTGGGGAGAACGTAACCCCATCCACTCCGGAGGCATTTGCCGTTACGGCAGAGCCAACGGATGAGGACAGGACGATGGCAGCTATGGCTGACATGGGTACCTTCAAGGTTAAGAAGCATATCACCTCCGCGAAAATGTGGAGGTGAGAAGGGCGATTAAGTTTGCCATGTGTTCAGCACTCACCGGGTTTTTAAACTGGGGAGCCGCCACACTAGGAAAACCTCCGAGAGGACTCCGTTGAATATGGACGGAATGGTATTCGGCCCAAGAATTATCTTGGACTTTTACCGTCAACCGACCACCATCAAAAGAGAAATCGCCACCTACTCTCGAAGTCGACTGGAACACTTCTTGAACGGTGGTTTTAACACCTTTCTCGAATTGCAAACCGGCAGTTGCATCCCAAGTTTGGATGAAATTCCCGATAGGCAAGAACCAGTCAACGACGAAAGACCAGGGGAGCAATTCCCAAGCAACAACAGCAGGGTTGGTAACCCCCGCCTCGCTGAGAGTTTTCAAAAACTCATTGGGAATGGTGTAATACAAGACGTATTTAACGCTTGTCTTACGCTTCTGTGTAGTCACCGTAGTTCTATACCCTTCCGAAGAAGGAGCACGGAATGGTGTATCTTCCACAGAAGCTGACTTCGAAACTCTTTGACGAGGATTTTTGGCCCACTTGTCTTGAACAAATTCAAGTGCACCATACACGTCTTGGAGTAACGGACGCCAACCATACTGAAGCTCCAACCAACCATCAGCGGTCGCCTGCTGAGGGTTCTTCCGATGTCGCTTTGCAAACGCCGAACGCTGTTTAGCGGAAGGCTTAATGCCGAGCTCACCGGCCGCTGCGCCAAAGTTGCCCTTCCGTAGAAGAACAACAGTGCGTATAACTCGCTCAGCAGTTTTCTGAGCGAGGAGAACCGTTTGGTGCCTTTCTCCATACACTTGACCCAGATTCACCTTTTGGTTTTTAGCCTCAAG